ACCGAGATGGTTGCAGGCGGCATGGTGCTGTCAACTGATTACACATTGACGGCAAAGGCTGCTGATTTTGGCAGCTTAATTTATGACTCGCAAATCAATGTAAACGGTGTTGCTTACACTGTGCGCGAAACGCGACTTGTTGGTGATGGGACGTTTTGTGAGCTCGCATTGCAGCGCAGCGTTGAAACACCAGTGACAACATCAACCACTGCGATTGATGCTGGTGATGTTGACGATACGGTTGATGATCTTGGAATTGAAAAGTTAGATCCCGAGCTTGACGGTGGCAGTGCTGGGTCTAGCTACATTGAAGGCAATACGGTGGATGGTGGCGCGGCATGAGCAGCACGGCACGAATTAGGTTGCGTCGCGACACTGAAGCAAATTGGACTTCAGAGAATCCCGTCTTGCTTGCTGGTGAGGTGGGCATCGAGACCGATACCCGCCGCTACAAAGTGGGCGATGGCTCTACTGCATGGAGCAGCCTTAGCTATTACATCGAAGGCGTTTTGGCCCGTGGCCAAGCCAGTAAAACAACCAGCGGCACCATCACTGTTGGTGCGGCCGGCACGTATCAAAGCACGGGTCTGACTGCGACCTTTGATAGCAGCACTGACTATCAGACCGTGCTGGGCACGTCTGACACCTTTGCGATCAAAAACAACAGCGGCGCAACAAAGCTGTTTCAGGTGCAGGCCAGTATGGACGCATACGCTGGCAACAACCACACGCTAGGAATCAAGCTGGCCAAAAATGGCGTCGGGATTGACCAGTCTGAATGTCGTGCATTCTCTGGGTCAACCGGGCAGATTGCAAAGCTGTTTTGTTTTTGGATGGTTGAGCTGGCTGATGGTGATGAAGTGGCGCTGTATGTGGCCAACATCAACGACACCACAACGATTCAATTTCAACGCGGGCGGATTAGTGCCATTGAGGTGAAGGCGTGACCACCAAGCGCGAATCTATTCTTGCTGATATTGCCAGCAGCCTTGCCGGAACGGTGCAGGTTGGCAGCAGGATTTATCGCAGCCGGGTGGAACCGTTGGCGCGTGGCGAGTCGCCTGCAATCGTGGTCGAGCCTACAGGTGACACGCCTGAATACAGCTTGAGGCTTGACCGCTTGGACTGGAGCCTGACGGTCAGGGTGGCCATCATCGTTCGCTCAGCCGTGCCCGATCAGGCAGCTGATCCGATCGTTGAGGATGTTCACAGCAAAATGATGAACGACCTTACGGCAGGTGGTTATGCGTTAGACGTTGAGCCGCGATCAGTTGGTTTTGAAATGGTTGAAGCTGACCAGCCGGCTGGCGTAATCACGCTTGAGTATTTGATCAAATACCGCACGTTATTGGGAGATTTGAGTGCAGGTTGAGGCCGCTACGATGAAAGCACGATAGATTCCAGGCCACGTCATGCCTCTCCTGTCACGTAAGCGGCTGATTCTGGCCGAGACTGAGACAACATACGGCACAGATCCAACACCAAGCGAATCGAGCAATGCGATTCTGGTGCGCAATGTTGAAGTAACACCGCTCGAAACTGAGACGGTAAACCGTGAGCTGATCCGGCCTTTTCTTGGCCAAGCTGATCAGCTGTTGGCCCAGACTCGCATTCTGGTCAACTTCGAGGTTGAGCTTGCAGGTTCCGGCACTGCTGGCACTGCGCCAGCTTATGGCCCATTGCTTGAGGCGTGCCGCTGCACTGAAACCGTGGATGCCGGTGTCAGCGTTACCTATGCGCCAAACAGTGACGCGGCGCCCAGCTCAGTCACCATTTATTTCAACAATGATGGCGTGCTCCACAAGGCAACAGGTTGCCGCGGCACGTTTACGCTGAATTGCGAAGTTGGTCAGATTCCTTTCATCTCGTTTGAGATGACCGGGATCTATAACGCACCTAGCGATTCTGCAATTAGTGGCCCGACCTATAGCAACCAAGCGGATCCGCTGATCTTCAAGAATGGCAACACGTCGAGCTTCTCAGTGTTCAGCTATGCCGGTGCGTTGCAGTCGCTGAGCTTTGAGGTTGCCAACGAAGTGATCTACCGCGAGCTGGTGGGCGGCACCAAGAGCATCGACGTGGTGAATCGTGCGCCGTCTGGCGAATGTGTGGTGGAAGCCACCACCATTGCAACGCATGATTTCTTCAGCGATGCAACGGGCAGCAGCACCGGCAACCTGACGTTTCAACACGGCAGCACCGGCGGCAACATCGTTACCTTCACCGCTGGTCAAATCGACCTTGGCGGGCCTAGCTACAACGACGCGGATGGCATTCAGATGTTGACGCTGCCATACATTGCAACGCCGACCAGCGCAGGCAATAATGAGTTCAGTCTTGTTTACACCTGACCTGAGTGGCTTTTGTCCTAAAGCAGACTGATTCCTACACCTGGCCGGTGTCTTTGAAGATGCCGGTCGATGGTGGCAAGCGACAGAAGCAGACCTTTGACGCTGAATTTAAGCGGCTGCCGCAGTCGCGGATTGCTGAAATCCAAGCAACAGCGCAAAAGCTTGTGAAGGCTGCGGAGAAAGGCGAGACCATTGAAGGCATCAGCGACGTGAGCGTGGCAGATGAGGTTCTGATTGGCTGGTCTGGCATCGTTGATGAAGATGGCCAAGATGTGCCCTACAGTGAAGGCATGAAAGCGCAGCTGTTGGAAGTGCCATTAATGGCTGCCGCATTGATTCAGTCATTCTTTGAGTCACTGACGGATCAGAAAATAAAAAACTGATCGGCGCCGCTGAGCATTGGGCTGGCGGCGTGGTGATTGACGAAACCGATGCAGATGCGGCCATGTTTGGCATGGAGCCGCTTGGCTTGCCAAAAGACGATAATGACTTTGCGGTTTTGCCTGAGGCTTGGCCTGCTGTTGAAATGTTTTTGCGCGTGCAGACGCAATGGCGCGTTAGCAGCGGCGGCCTAGTCGGTTTGGATTATGGCGCGGTGAAATGGTGTTTTGAATTGTGGGATGTGACGAATGGGCGCGAGCTGTTAGATGACTTGCGTGTGATTGAAGGTAAAGTGATAGAGATCATGTCGAAGCGCAATGGCTGACGCAAGAACTAGTTTCGTCATTGCGGCCAAGGTTACAGGCGCTGATCAAATCGCGGGCTTGAACCGCGGTGTAAAAAAACTGGGTGAAACGACTGATAAAACTGCTGGTAAATTCTCAAAATTCAATGGCTTGATTCGCGGCCTAGGTAGTGCTGTTGCTGCGGCTGGCTTGTCGCGCATCATCGGGAATGCATCTGAAGTCGCTGCTGGGTTTGAATCTGAAACCTTGCTGTTGAAGCAAGGCTTGGAAAATGTTGGCGCAGGTGCAGCTGAACTAGACAAGCTGCAAACATCAGCAGACAATCTAGGAAAGGCGACATTATTCAATGAAGAAGATTTTCGCCAGGGGTTTGGGCTGCTTACGTCATTCGGGAATATTGGCGTCGAAAATTATGACAAAGTGGCCATGGCCGCTGCAAACGTCGCGCAAGTTAGCGGCACTGACGTTAGCAGTTCATTCATGCAGTTAGCTAAAGCGTTGAATGATCCCGTCAAAGGATTGTCAGCCTTGAGCCGTAGCGGGATTCAGTTCACTGAAGACCAGAAAGCCATGATTGAATCAATGGTTGCCGCTGGTGATACGGCCGGCGCGCAGCAGATGATTTTGGCCGAGCTTGAAAAGCAATATGGCGGCACAGCCGTGGCGGCCGCCGGTGGTGCTGCTGGCGTGAAGGATACGTTTGGCGAAGCAATGTATGACCTAAACGTGGCCATCGGAAAGGTTGTAAATGAAGCCTTGCCGCCGTTGCTGAATGGATTGACAACAATCATCAACGCATTCACAAGCCTTCCTGGCCCTGTTCAGACGGTAATCGTTGCTATTGGCGGCTTAGCTGCTGCCGCTCTTGTATTGGCACCACTGGTGACCGCTGTGACGACACTGGGCCCATTGATTAGCGGTTTGGTGGGAATCATCGGCGGTGTCGTAACAGCATTAACCGGTGGCGGTGGTGCCTTGGCTGCCATTACTGCAGTGTTTAGCGGGCCGGTTGGTTGGATTGCGTTGGTGGTTGCTGCAGGCGTTGCGATCTATACGTTTAGGGACCAGATTGGCGCAGCGTTCGCAAATATTGGTGAGTTCATTCAAGCCGCTTGGAACCTGTATAAATCCATTTGGATTGATCCGGTGATCAATGCAGGCAAAATGATCTATGACTTTTTTGTCGAGAACTGGGGCGCCATTTCTGAATTTATTAGTGGCGTGCTAACAACCATTGGTGAATTTTACAAAACTACGTTCATCGATCCGGTCATTGCAGGCGGGCAGGCAATTTACGATTGGTTTGCAAATACATTCCAGAAAATCGGCAAGGTTATTGCGGCACCCTTTAAGGCTGCATTTAATATTGTTCGTGGTGTGGTCAATTCAATTTTGCAAGGCGTTGCAAGTGCAATTAATGGCGTGGTTAACGCGATCAATAACGTGATCCGCGGAGCAAATAGCGCGGCGGCACAAGTTGGGTTACCTCAGATCCCGCAAATCCCGCAAGTTCAGGTGCCGCAATTTGCAGAAGGCGGCATGGTGACGGGGCCAACGCTTGCAATGGTGGGCGAAGGGGGGCAGCCCGAATATATTATTCCGGCCAGTAAGGCAGGCGCATTTGCAGCCAACATCATGGCTGGGGTCCGCGGCCCTGGTGCCATCCCACGGTTTGCTGAGGGTGGTTATGTTGCACCTGCTGGCGCAAACGTCAGCATTCAGACTGGGCCGGTTACCCAAATGAATGGCACAAATTACGTGACCACTCAAGATCTATCTCGTGCGGTTCAAGCTGGGGTCAATCAGACCTTAGATATGATCCGGCGTGATGGTAATACTCGGGCACGCTTGGGGCTGGCTTAATGGCTAATTACGACATCCTTGTGTTCCTTGAATATTTTGCTGATCGCGCCAACGTGGTTGATGGATCAGGCAACCGGACCCCTACTCGACAATGGCAAAATTTTTATCAAGAGCCGCAAACCTTAAGCGTCGATTCCGAGGCGACTGGAACTTATGGCTTTTTGGCGTTTGATGCTGAAGGATTTGGGTCCAGTGAAGGGTCTGAAATTAATGATTTGACAATTTCAGCAGCTGCTACTGCTGACTTGGTTGATTTGACTGACGCCGCGATGGCAGCTGATAACCTTGTCATCGCAACGCTTTACATTCAAAACGTAGGAGCATCATCATTTGATGGCGGCAGCGCACAGCAAATTAGCCGTTACATTGGCACGATTAATTCAGCAACAACAAGTGATCAGTCGGTTGAGTGGACAGTCAATCCGGCGATAAATAAAATGGAACCGCAAGCCCCTACAAGAAAAATCACCGTGGACATGCTGAACAAGATGAGGCAGCGCTTGAGATGAGCGAGCAAGTTATTGGTTTTGATTTTCGCATTCAATCTCCAAAGGGCGAAGAGATTGGCGGAGTTGAATTAATTTTGACTCGTGATGGGTTGACCTATCGGGACCAAAATGGTGTTGAATACGATCACCCAAAGTTATTGGGCGGCAAGTTTTTAGTTCAACCTAGTGTTGCTGCTCAAATTTTTGCAAAATACAGGAAGGCAAACTGATGAGTGGATCGTTGCAGCCTAAAACTAGCCAATCAAAAGGCCAACCCGGAACTTTTGGGGATCGTAATGATGCTGCAATTCAAAAAAGCAAAAAACCTCAACAAGACTTAAACAGGGAGCAAGTAGTTGCTATTGCTGGCGACACGGTGCCAATTGTGTTTTGTGATCGAACTGAGTATGCTGGTGGCGTTTGGTTGCAACCCCCTTTGGTTAAGCAGGGGTCTGCGAATTTTGATGGAGTGTTTCTTTATTCTATTTCGCAGGGCGAAATGGAAAGCGCGCCAACAACCTATAGAACTTATTTAGGACAAGACATTTTAGAATTTAGAGATAATAGTGTTTCGGTTTCTCATAAATATGCATCAGTTGCCGCAATGGCGGCGGCGCCCAATGTGAGCCCTATTGGTGGCGATAAAATTTTTGCTGACGCCGACACTGCAATTTATTTGTATGGATACGAAAAACCTAGTTCTTTCAGAATTTATTATGAACCTAATGAAACAAATGTATATTGGAATTTTAGGGGAAAAACTTTAGGCGTAGGCGATACAACCAATTCAGTTTTAGTTCTTCCGGGATCCGGCATTACGATTAAAGAGGTGTCAACGGGCATCGATAGAACATCAAACTATTGGTCGATTTTAGGCTTAAATCCCGCCACGACCACTTTTTATTCTAACGCTGTGTATAGCGGTGGATATGTTGTTGGGGGCAATTCTGTGGGCACAATTACCGGCGGTGCTTACACAACTTGGTATGATCCTTTTTCTGATTTTTCAATTGACTTTTATCAGGCAACATACGGAACAACCGAGCCATGCGTGGAAATCCAGGAAAACGTTACAGTGAACAATCAAATAAACCCTTTAAATCCAGCCAGTTCGGGAACTCTTTATGGCGTGCTTTTGGAACGCGGTGCATCATTGGTCTCAGATCCCACCTCTTTTCCTAGCAGTTACAATTTTTCAACTTTTGCTGATATTACTTTTTTGCTTTTAGAGGGTGATATTTATGATACAGCCACCGCCGAGGATTACAGAACAAGTGTTAGGCAGTTGTCTGTTTTTTACAAAAAGGGCGTTAAGGTGGCTAAGTATAGCTTAGGCACGCCTAGCGTCAGCGAGGCTAGCAATAGCTTTGTCGATCTTGCAATGCATCTATTTTCGCTTATTAAGCGCGTTGATGGCACGGAAACTGCTGGCATTGCAATGCCCATTAACACGTCTAATTTGCAAACTTTAGGCACGTTTTGTGAAAACAATCGCTTACTTTTTAACGGAATTATTGAGCAGTCGGTCAACGTTGTCGATTACATTTCAAAGACGGCGCAATTTTTTCTGCTGGCCTTTGTTTCAACAAATGGGCAATTTAGCTTGCGCCCACTGCTGCCAATCAACGGCAGCAATGAAATCGACACAACAGCGCTCACCCCATCGGCAATTTTTACGGAATCCAGCATATTGCCAGGCAGCTTCCAAAAGAGATACATTGAATTAGACTCAAGGAGAAACATAAACATCAGCCTTGTTTATCGCGAGGTGACGCCTGCGGAAATTGGAGTAACAAGAACCTCAACAGTTAGGTATTCAACAGCCGATGCCAATGACCCTGTTGAGCAGTTTGATATGACTGATTTTTGCACCAATCCAGACCATGCAATTCTATTTGCAAAATATGAACTGGCAAAACGCAAGCACTCAACCCACACAGTCTTATTTGACACACCTTTGCTTACGTCTGAGCTAATTCCTTCTCAAATTATAAAAATTCAACGACAACGCAAAAATAGCGTAGGCGATGATCGTACTGAAAACGAATGGTATCAAGTCACCAACATCAAACATGCCGCTAATGGCGTGAGCACTGTTGAAGCTGCGCATTTTCCTGTCAATGGCAGCAATGTGTCGAAGATTAGCGATGATGTGGTGAACGGAACGTTTACGGTGACCTAATGGCTACCTTCCCAGCACTAGAGCCGACCAATCGTGTTTTGACATTGGGCGATTATCCGCAACTTACCTACGAAGGTGTGAGTGGTGATGTGGTGCGGTTTATCACTAGCACTGATCGAGTTCAGCAACGCTTGACGCTTGGCTACGAATACCTGACAGAATCAGAAGCCCAGCAAATCATTGATCACTACCGCGGGCAACAAGGCGAAATCGTTGCATTCAATTTGCCTTCTCAGGTTTGGGCTGGATTTTCAACGGTGCCGATACCGGCAGCAGATTACGAATGGCGCTATGCCGGGACGTTTGATGTTGGCGTTGCTTCACCACTTAGATACAATGTCAGCATTGAGCTGGAATCGGTGGCGGTCTAGCAATGACATTCCCAGCGCTGACGCCATCAGCTAGAACCTACGTTCCCGGAGGTATTCCCGCTTCAACGCAAACATCGCTATCAGGCGCGCGAACAGGTTTTAGACGTGGCAATAGAACAACAAACCAAACGCTTTCGCTTGGTTTTTTGAATCTAACGGAATCGCAAGTCAATGAGATCAAAGCGCATTTCATTGATCGGCAAGGGACGTTTGACCTTTTCTTTTTGCCAACTGATGTTTGGAGCGGGTACACCACTGCGCCTGTTGCTGGTTTAAGTAATACGGCTTGGCGTTATGCACAGACGCCGACGATCACGGATGGCATTGTTGGTCGCTGGAGTGTTGACGTTGAGCTGACCAGTTATGGCATTTTGCAGGGTGATCTTGACAACGTGGGGCCAGGCTCTGACCCGGCCACGCCTGTTGATTACATCTACGATGCACTCACGGCATCAGCTACACCAGCCCGCACCTATTTAATTGATCCCGGAGCATCATGAGCATCACTCTTACGTCTTTGATGCAACAGCGGCGGGATTCCGCTGCAAACTGGACTGCGAACAATCCAACGCTGCTTAATGGGGAGCTTGGTTACGAAAGCGATACGGGCAAATGGAAAGTTGGCGATGGTTCAACAGCTTGGACCAGTTTGGCGTATGTGGCGATTCCTGATTCAAGCGGATTGATTCCAATTGATCAGTTGCTGTTGCCATTGGGTAGCGCATCTGCGCCATCGCTTGCATTCACTGGTGACGTTGATTCGGGTCTCTATTCCCCTGGCGCAAATCAAGTAGCCCTCGCCACTAATGGCACGGGACGGTTGTTTGTTGATGATAGTGGTAGGTGCCATATTGGTACAAACACTTCTGATCACTCCTATATCCAAACTATTTACGGATCCACAACAGGAAACAGAGGAGCCGGAACGGTATACCAGAACACAACTACTGGGTCCGATGCGTCCAACGGATTCCTAATCGGAAACAGCACTGGCTCTGATGCGTATGTATGGAATTACGAAAATGCCAATACTATTTTTGCTACGAACGGCACCGAACGCCTGCGCATCACATCCGACGGCAAAGTAGGTGTGGGGACTTCGACGCCTGGTAGTTATCTAGCCAAGCAGCTTGTCGTCAACACAGGGGCTACTGCCAGCGAAGGCATAACACTTGTTAGCAATGCTGCTAGCAACAGCGTTATTGCATTTGCAGATGGCACCAGTGGCAATACTCGATATAGGGGTCTGATTGATTACAGCCACGCAACAGACAGCCTGGTATTGTCAACAGCCGCAGTTAATGCTCTTACGATTGACTCGTCACAGCGAGTAGGGATTGGCACTACGAGTCCTGGTTATAAATGTGACATCGACGTTACAGCTTCTGCTCTTCGCTTATATAGCACGACCACCGATGCACAACTTGTAATTAGTTCTGATGACGCCGCAAATGCCAAAATTGAGTTCGGTGACGAATCGGATAATGATCGTGGTGCTATTACTTATGACAACCCAAACAACGCTTTAATTTTCCAGGCAAACGCAGCAGAGCGGATGCGTATCGACAGCTCGGGCAGGCTGTTAGTTGGCACGTCTAGTGTCGCTGGTGACCAAACCAGTGCAGAACTTGTACTTCAAGGTGCCAGTCAAGGTGAGCTGTATTTGTCTCGTGGTAGCACTCCAGCCAACAACGGTTCAGGGTTGGGATATATCAATTTCACTGGTGGCAATGGTGTAGACGCAGCAAAAATACAAGCCTATTCAGACGGAGGTACTTGGGCAAATGGTTCTAGTCATCCCTCGCGCCTAGTGTTCAGCACTACTGCGGATGGTGCGTCTTCTCCGACGGAGCGGATGAGGATTACTAGTGGTGGAGGAATTTTATTCAATACTGTTTCTCTTGTAGATCCAGCAACTGGAACAAACAATGGGCTAAGTATTAACAACGATGGGTTCACTGGAATAAGCATGGACAACAATTCCCCGCTTAATCTGCGAAGGCGGCTTAGCGATGGGCCAATAGTTAGTTTTAGGCGTGATACAACGCTTGTTGGCACAATTTCTGTCACCACTACCGCCACCGCCTACAACACCTCCTCTGACTACCGCCTAAAGGAAAACGTCGTCTCCCTTACAGGCGCCATTGATCGCGTCAACCAGCTCCAGGTTCACCGCTTCAACTTCATCGCGGACCCTAGCAAAACGGTTGACGGCTTTATTGCACACGAAGCGCAAGACGTTGTTCCCGAGTGCGTCACTGGCACTAAGGATGAAGTCGATGATGAAGGCAATCCCGTTTACCAAGGCATCGACCAATCCAAGCTGGTTCCTCTTCTGACTGCTGCACTGCAAGAAGCACTAACCAAGATTGAAACCTTGGAAGCTCGTTTAACTGCGGCAGGCATCTAAGTCCTACTCACATCTCTCCCTAGCGCGTAAACCGCCCCGTGCTGCATCGGGGGTTTTCTCATACACTGCGAACAAGGCATTCTTTCTCATGGCTGACTCCACACCAGCACCTGGCATCGACTTTCCTTTCACTGTGTGGAAGGTCGCCAACATGGAGCGCAACGTTAGCGATGGCGTTGTGTTCACTGTGCATTACACCGTGACGCGCTTCAAGGATGGCGAACAAGCCGGAGCCTATGGCAGCGTTGGTTTCGAAGCACCGGAGCCCGACAACCTGATCCCCTACAGCGACCTCACCGAAGAAATCGTGATCGGCTGGGTGAAAGATCAGTTTGGCGAAGAAAAGGTGACCGAAATCGAAACGGCACTTGACGCGCAAATTGAAGAAAAGTTGGCGCCAACTAAATCTACTGGGATGCCGTGGCAGTAAAGTCTCGCACCGGCCTGGCACGTACCGAGCACAAATCGGGCAAGCCAAAGCGCACGCGCCAAGGACACGGTCAGCACAGCCGCCCACGTGGGAGCCGCAAACTTCCTCGTGGCCAGGGCCGGTAAAATGTTTCTAGCTGTAAAGGCTAGGTGGAAAGAATCAATATTGAACTGATAAGCGGCATCATTGCGTTAGCTGTTCAGGCTGGTATCGCTGTGTGGTGGGCATCCGGGATTCACTCCAAGATTTACCACTTGGAGCATGAAATCACCAAGATGCACATGAACGTCGACCAGAACACCGAATTTCGCATCAAATGGCCTCGTGGCGAGATGGGCGCATTGCCTGATGACGTAAAGCAAGACAGCGCGATCCATGTGCTGCAAGCTGAGGTGGAGCGACTTCGACAGCGGCAAAGGTGCCGATAAAATAAAAGCAGCAATTCGGAGATCTGCCGCGTGGATGTTTTCTCCGGCATTGCCACCGTCATCATTTCAGCCGGCGTCGGTGCGCTTTGGCGCCTTGATAAACGCAGCAGCGTGATGGATGCACGCATCACCTTGGTGCTTGAACAGATCACTGCATTGCGCAGCGATCATAAAGAAAGGCTAGACGATCACGAAAAGCGATTGAGAGCACTTGAACAATCAGACTAAGCTGAGTCTGAATGCTTTGCTTCTATGGCTGAAATCATTTCAAGCCCGATCACTTGGATTGTGATCGCTGCTGCTAGTGAAATTATTGCGTTGACGCCGTTGAAATCAAACAGCGTGGTGCAGCTGATCCTGCAAGCTATCTATGCAGTAAAGCCAAAAAAGTGATGAACGTCCCGCCAGATGCCCAATGGCTTTGGCGGTTTGACACACGTTCAAACTGGCAACGTATGCAGCGCAGCATTCAAGCGCGCAAGTTCCACGCAACGCTTCGCAGCAAGATCGACACCGCAGTTGAAATTTGGAAAGCAACAGCACCAGATGACAAGCCGCGGCCGATCTATCGCAAGCATCCCGGCGATGGCCCATTAGGTGGCCCGATCAGCATTCATTCACCGTGGTCTGATGAACGACAAACCGATTCAGCTGATTGATCTGTTCAGGTACTGGAAAGATTTAGGCCATCAGCGTGCAGCAATTGTGCAGCTAGGTGAGCTGATTGAAAGCCGCGCGCCAGATTTGCTGCGCCGTGACCGTGACTGGTATCACGCTTGGTGCAGTGCAGTGCCAGCGAAAGGCGTGAACTGGTTGATCACACGCCGTCAGATTGCGCAGATTTCAGGCCACAACGAAGCGCAGTTTGATGATGTGTTTATGGAAGATTTGAACCGGCTGGTGCTAGCCACTGGTATGACAAGCGTGACGCAGCGGCGGATGCTGGTGGCGCAAACGTGCCATGAAACTGCTGGTTATCGCTACATGACGGAGATCGGTGATCGCGATTACTTCACGCGAATGTATGAAGGCCGCAGTGATCTGGGCAACACGCAGCCTGGTGATGGATACCGCTTCCGCGGTTGTGGCGTGATCCAGCTGACTTCACGCTACAACTTTGCACGATTTGATAAATGGATGCGTGACAACGGCATGGCCGATGATCGCATCATGGAAGGCACTGACTACGTGGTGACAAAGTATCCATTCTTGTGCGCGGTTTGCTGGATTGAAGAAAACAACTGGGCAGCGGTCTGTGAAACCGGCGACATCTACCAATCAACCAGAATCCTTAATGGTGGTTACAACGGGATCGACGATAGGATCCAGTATTACGAGAAAGCCAAGGAGTTCATCACTGCATGACCGTTCTTTGCGATTGGCA